GTGAGATTCACCGGTGCAAACCACAAGGCTGATCTATGCGGTTGGTTTTTAGATTCCACAACTTTTGTTTCTGCCGCACACCAAACCCGAAATGGCTCGCGTCACGAGGGCGGCGTGTTGGAGATAGACACACAACCGGGAAAAACCGACACCAAACCTATCTCAATACAACTTACTGAGAAAAATTGTTGGCTCGCCAATGATGTTTTGATAGTTAAGGTGACAGGTGCTGGTTTCCCTCCAAAGACAGACCTACGTCCGTATGTCACTACCAGCATAAAAACTCTAGGGAAAAAGGCTGTACGAATCGTGCGCAACTCCAATGGGGGATTTGTGCATGTTGACACTGAAGCCACAGAGGGGAAATGGGATCGCGTTTACTCCTACTCTTCAGGAAGTTCACGTGTCGAGGTTGTCGGCCTGCAGGCCTATCGCAGCCTTGAGATCAACGGGCAGTGTGGTTTACCGATCATGACAGTCAGTAATCCACACGTCATTTGTGCTATTCACACGTCAGGGTTAGACTTATCGTGTGGCGGAGCCCTTTTGACTCAACAGATGCTGGAAATGGCAGATGCTCATTTTCTGACTAATGGATTGTATCGAACGTTGAGAGCAGAAGGAATGCCACAGCGGAAAGCAGGAAAACCGATTGAAATTGGTGAGGTGAATCCCACACACCCTGTGAATTTCTTGGAGAAAGAAGTTGAAATTTACGGCGGCGTACCTACAAATATGTCGCCAAGGAGTGAGATGAAACTTCATCCAAACGTTCAACAAGCCAAGGACATTCTAGGCGTTCAACCCAAAAAGGACCTTCCCGTCATGCGGTGGAGAGAATCCACACACGATGTTTTGAACCACGCGCTAAAGGAGATTCCTGGGGGAGACTTTAAATACATTTTTGAAGCCTCTGATTTCCAGGTTGATAGGGCCGTGGCAGCAGCCGATAAGCTGATGGAGAAGTATCCTGATTGGGATTGGTCACGTCCGTTGACACAAGCAGAAGTGCTGAATGGTGTCGAAGGCATGCCTATGGCTCGTATTGATAGATCGAAGTCTTCCGGCATTGGTGGCAAGAAAGGTGATTACATCATAGAGATTGATGTCGAAGGCTCTGAAGTTCCTTATTTGGAATTAAGTGAAGAACTGAAACATGACCTTTTGCAGATCACGGAAGAACTGGACAAGTTTGTCGATCCCATGTTTGTACATAAATCTTGCATGAAAGATGAATTGCAGGGGATGAAGAACGGTAAGCGAAAACCCGTTCGATTGTTCTACTGTAGTCCGATTACTGAGCATATTTTGCTGAGCCAATATTTTAGAGGCTGTCTGGAAGCTGTAGCAGCTTTTCCTGAGTATTTCGACACTGCCGCTGGACTAAACATCCATGGACAGAAATGGGTAGAACACATGCGACCATTCTTTGATGAGGCTTTTAAGAACTTGGTTTCCGATTTAGATCAAGAGAAATTTGACGCTAGTCAGATGGAGGTGTTGAGAGGTATAGCCACTCGAC